GAGAGCCATTTAATACGATGATGTCAGATAGTGCTCATTATAAGCGTTAAATTATCAACAATAATCTTGTGCCTGCCGTCGGGGCTGTGGAGAGTGTGGGCAAGCTCTTTTAAGAATTACCCAAAATGCTTGTCCAAGCCTTGTGGTCAACCTGAAGCGACTAAGCGTAGGGTTGTCCACAAGGCGGCACTATCCACAGCCTCTTATGCTAAGTGAACGGTAAGTGTCTTACTATTCTTGTAACCCTTTGCGTTTACGCATGGATTCTTCACCATCAATCAAGATCGTATAGGAATCATGGACAATCCGATCGAGGATGGCATCGGCTAAAGTGCCTTCACCAATCTTGCCATGCCAACCGGCCGGAGAAAATTGAGAACTGAATATGGTTGAACCTTTTTTGTGTCTTGCTTCAACGATTTCTAAGAGGTCGCGTGCCTCACTGTCAGTCAACGGTACAAGCAACCATTCATCCAATATGAGGAGACTGACTTGCTTGTATTGTTTAAGTGCTTTTTTGTAGATGCCTTCCCCTCGTGCCACAGCTAGCTCATTCAGCAAATCAGGTAGGCGAATGTACTTCACTGTATAGAAGTTACGGCAGGCAGCAATACCAAAGGCACAGGCGAGGAAGGTTTTCCCGGCGCCAGAGGCACCGAGAACGATGATATTGTGTCTCTCTTGGATATAAGTGCATGCAGATAACCTGGTAATTTGCATTCTGTCCAGTCTTCTATCGGCATGATACTCAATATCTTCAATGCACGCTTGATTAAAGTGAAGGTCTGCTTTACGGATGAGCCGAGTAAGTTTGTTATTTTTACGTCTTGCCCATTCCGTATCAACCATTAGGCCAAATCGTTCCTCGAAACATAATTCATTAAAGGATGAGTCTTGTATTTGTTGCCGAAATGATTCCGCCATAGAGGTGAGCCGTAGTTCATTTAGTTTAGTGATCGTGGTTTCGTTAACCATTATGAATTCCTCCCGTAGTAATCTGCGCCTCGGGTAAAGCCGAAGTTGGAGGAGTTCTCAGGATTAACAGGCGCTTCTTTGGCAATTTTATCTTGGCCAGTTTGGATGATGGTATGAATGTTTTTGTAGCTGGGATTTGGTGTGTAGGAGAGCGCTTTTTTACAGGCTGATTCTAGGCGGTTAACCGAATATTTGTCTGCTAGCTTGAGTAAACCCATACAACTCTTATACCCTTGTTGTTCTATACGATGAGTTGCTAAAATCGCTTTCACAACCACAGAGGTATGCTCTCCAATGCCTTTAGCCCAGGATATGAAGCGTTCTGCATTCCACGTGGTGTACTTTTGATGGTCATCTGGCATATGCATTGTGACCGTACTGTATTGTCCTGGGCGACCGTGCAATCGGGAGTGGGAGCAAATCCGATGATTATTGAAAAATACTTCAATTATATTACGAGTTATTCGAACATCGACCTTATGTTTGATGTATTCATAAGGAACGCTGTAATGCATTTTGTCCACTGAAATATGATAGTTAAATTGGACCGTTGCAATCTTCCAAACTGCTAATTCATACGGAGCAGCAGGAAGCGGAAGCAATAGTGCTTTTTCTTCTTCTTTAAATACGCTCAGACGGCTCCCGGGTCTTTTCTGAAAGGGTTTACTGTTAAATACCTCAAGCTTCTCTCTAATCGCCATATTAAGTTCTGGCAAGGAAAAGAATTGTTGGCTACGTAGAGCTGCAATAATCCATGTTGATATTATGCCAACCGCACCTTCAACACTGGGCTTATCTTTAGGCTTTCTCACTCGTGCCGGAATGACAGCTGTGCCATAATGCTCTGCCATCTCATGATAGGACTTGTTGATGACCGGAGTATACCAAGTTGTGCTTACCACACCTGTCTTTAAATTATCCGGTATCAGAATCCGAGTAGCTCCTCCGAAATACTTATACGCATTGATATGAGCTGTAAGCCAGGATTCCTGGTTTTGGTTCAGAAATGCTTCCACATAAGCGTATTGACTGTACGGTAGGGCTGTTACAAAAACTGGAGCATTGATGATTTCGCCGGTATCTGTATCAATAATGCTTGCCGTTTGGCCTGCCCAATCGACTTCCATTTGCTCGCCAGGCTTTCGTCCGATATGCATGGTTGCTTTGTTCTTCATTGAGTACTGTTGGTAATGAAAGCAATATTGAGAATACATGAGTGGAATCTCCCTACTGAGTCTGCAGGATTCGCAGTATTCACTCCAAAGCAGACTGAGAGTTACTCCACTTTTCGCCATTTCTTTATGAATATACTCGTGATCGGGGCGCTTTCGGGTTAGAGGTAATGAAGATTCGGGATAAAAAATCTTGTGCAACTCTCCGTTCGTCATTTCTGGGTTCAACGGCCATGCAACATTGAACTCTTCAGAGTGTTTTACTACACTGGCGACAGTGTTGCGTGAACATTGGCAGCTCACTGCGATGCTGCGTTGGCTGATCCCTTGGCTGATTAGCCGAAGAATCTCTCGATAATTGGTCATTTGATGACCTCCTATTAGAATGTATTTACACTCCTCTCCGGGTGTATAGATACATTCTAATAGGAAGTTTGATTAAATGGCTCTCTATCCGGAAGGGTGGCTCTGAAAATCCGGAACAGTGGCTCTCACTGTCCGGAATGGTGGCTCAATCCGTCCCGGATTATTCAATAAGAAAAACGCCCTGAAAGGCGTTTATCGAACTAAATATTGATTGAGCGAAGAATATCAACCCTTTGCTTTAAGATGTGCTCCATAATTGAAAGTAAGGACAGACGCCAAGGCGACCAAATACGAAATTGCGAACTTCATTTGAGCACCCGCTTTCTTCACTAGTTATATGCTCAGTATATTAATTTACGCCTTCTCGTATAAGGTCCTAATGGCACATCTCAGATAGGTCTTTGGTCCTAAATTCCAGGATTTTCAAATCTTTGATTTCATGCAGAGGACTTCCTCCCTCTTGGCATAATTCCGTCTGTCGGATAATGCGTCAACTGCGACGTAGTCTCGCCCATCCAATTGTGTAACATAGAATCCCTAGAGAAGGCGGTATGTTAGGAACGTTATAGATTCAATACAAGATTATATCCAAAGTCACACAACAAAAAAACAACCCTTCCTGCAAATACACAGCATTTGCGGGAAGGGTTGTTTTCTTAACACATATCAATAATATCTATTTATTGATATGTGGCTACTTTTTAATATTCCGAAAATCGATATCATTACCCCTAGCTATTCGGTTTAAACCAATGTTTAGCTCATATGTAATGCTGCCAGCATTGAACACAAATCCACGTCTAACAATTCGTTCAAAAATATCTTTTCGAAATTCAATATTATCGATCGCAGGATCAAATTCCTCAAGTCCATTCAATTCTTGTAAAAGCCACTTGAAGTTTCGCTCAATAAGCAACTGATTTTGTAGCTTCGTATTTAATTTTTCCCATTCACCTTGAAGGATTCCATTTTCTTGTGTTAATTGTAATATCGTCTCACTTAGGTCTACCGGCACTTGGCCATTCTTGGCAGATACCCCTGCTATGCTAATACTTCTATATAAAGACTCCATTTTTTGTTGTAAGGATCTCATCTTGTCAAGCTCAGATGCATCCAATGTAGCTTTTTCAATCGCACTCTTAGCTTCTTCAATTAAACTATTTTTTTCTTGTTTCATTTGGAGCAGCATAGACATAAAAGCATGTTCTATCGCCTCTTCGCGATATCTTCGCGCATGGCATTCCACATCAAGCACTCGTCCCTCAGCCGCCCTGCATCTCCATGCATGGTATCTATACTTTTGTTCTTTATTGATGGACGTCTCCATTTTACGCACTAAATTATTTCCACAACTACCACAGTAAAACATATTTGAAAATACAGTTTGGGCTCTTTGTTTGTACTGCACATTGTTTTCATGCGTCCTCGATCTGCTACGGTGTTTTAGTTTGATTTGGGCTGCATTCCAATCTTCTTTGGAAACGATAGCTGTGTGGTGACCTGCTATAAAATACTGAGTTTGATGGCCTTTGTTAAGCACTACTTTGGGGTTCATGAAATCTGCCTTTGTATACTTTTGCAACAAAACGTCACCACAATTTCTCTCATTGAGAAGAATCCTGTACACACCTTGTTTTCTCCATATAGTTTTGCCTCTACCTGTTTTTATCCCTTCAGTCATTAAGTCTTGAGCGATTTGCTGGGTTGTTTTCCCTGCGAGAAATTCACGATAGATTCTTCGTACAGTTTTGGCTTGTTCATCATTAATAATCCAGTTCCCATTTTTGTCAGTATCATAGCCAAGGAGACTTTTAATAGAAAAGTTGAAAATTCCATGTTCAAATCGCCTTTGTATACCCCAACGCACACTTTCCGAAAGGCTTCTCGACTCGTCCTGAGCCAAACTGCTAAATATCGTAAGCAGAAACTCGCTGTTATCATCTAGTGTATTGATGTTTTCTTTTTCGAAGTATAATCCTACAGGTGAAGGGAGTGCTTTTAGCATTCGAACATAGTTCAGACAGTCGACAGTATTTCTGGCAAAACGACTAATGCTCTTTGTAATGATGAGGTCAATTCTACCCGCCTTACAATCTTCCATCATACGAATTAACTGAGTACGATTTTTTACGGTCGTCCCTGAGGCACCTTCATCTGCATAAATACCGCAGAATTTCCACGAATCATTTTTCTGAATATAATCAGTATAATGAGCGATCTGAAGTTCAAAGCTTGAGAGTTGTGTTTTCAGGTTAGTTGACACTCTACAATATGCGCATACCCTCCTTCGATGCGGTTCATTTTGATCAGCGAAATTATCTGGCAGCGCAGGCATCGACCATATACTTGGTTGAGGCCTCGCATTTGTCTGAGAGCTTACTTTTATCGCTTGAGAAAAATAATCTGTTCTCTTCACGAGGTCTTCAATATATTTAGGTTTTCTCAAATTGACTTTCCGTTTCTGATAACAATTTTCCTTGTCTAGCTCAAAGTCGTTACAGTCTTCAATTTTTATTTCCGTATCGTCTGCCCATCTTATAACATAAGAGCTCCGGGAGAATACCCTGATACTCACCACCCAAGCACGCATATACTCAATATTAAGTTGTTGAAGAAATACAGCTGAATTGTTTTCATTTTTTGGCAACTTATCTAACCATTCAAGTGCTTTTATCCGGTAGCCCCTATCCTGCTCTAAGAAGCTCCAATATCTCTCTATTTGTTGAATCCTTTCTTCAATCTCTAAATATTTCGCTTTTGCAAAATCATGTTCTTCCCCCGATGTTCGCTTTTCCAAATTTAGCGCCGCTGCCAGGTTATTATTTAAGTTGATACGACGGCTTTCAAAATTATCATTTTCGTGCAATCTCATAATATCTGTTCTAATTTTATGAAATATTAATTTTTTTGAAATATCGTATCGCAGGTCGAATGCATTTTTCATAACGGTTTCAAGTTGCGATTCACTAATCGAAACAGAACCACATAGTTCTTCACTCTTAATACTTCTTGAGCACATCCATTTTGGATTTGATGATGAATAATAAAGATGATAGGTTGCCCCGCATACGCCGCAGATTATTCGTCCTGAAAAAGCGCGTTTATTCTTTTTTGTTGTTCTACCTATTTTATTATTTACGACTATGATTTGCACTTTATTAAAGACCTCATGACTGATAATGGCCGAATGATGGTTTTCGATAAGATATTGTTGCCGCTCCCCGTAGTTTCGCTTGGACTCATGTGTTAGATAGTCGGTAGTATACGTTTTCTGACATAGAACATCGCCTGTATATCGTTCATTGTTTAGGATACCCTTTACTATATGCCTTGCCCATTCACTCTTACCTTTTGCTGTTTTATTACCTTTTTCCATCATTAGACGAGAAATTGCTACATTGCCCATGCCATGCAGTGCTAAATTAAATATTTCACGTACAATGACAGCCTCTTCTTCGTTGACAGTAATAATTTTTTGGTCCGCGTAGTTTTCAATGTTATAGCCAAGTATTCTTTTGAAATCAAATATCCCTTGTTGAAACCGATTTTTATTTGACCACGTAATATTCTCTGATAGACTACGGCTTTCTTCCTGTGCTATCGCCGCAATCGTTGAAAGGACAAATTCGCTATGAATCGAAATTGTGTCAATACCCTCTTTTTCAAAGATAACGCTGATGTTTTGTTCTTTAAGACTATAAATCACGTCTAATACGTCCGTCGTGTTTCTGCCAAATCGAGAAATGCTCTTGCATAATATCTTGTCGATTTTGCCTTCTTCGCAATGTCTTACCATACGCTGAAACCCTTTACGCTTACTGCGTTGTGTTCCGCTAATTCCTTGATCCGTATAAATTCCTACAAGCTGCCAATTTGGCGTATTATGGGCAAGGCTCATAAAATGTCTCTTCTGAATTTCAATAGAATCCAATTGTGTATCAAGCTCTGTGCTTACACGACAATAGGCAGCTACGCGAACGATGTGAGGTTGTTCAGGAAGTTCACTCGCTAAAATTTTCTCTATAGGTGGATTCCACTGGATTTCGACCTGACTCTTGTTCACATTACTTTCGGGTTCCACTGTGTCAACGCCTTCCTTTCTAATAGAACAGCGACATTATCCAAAATATTAACTATGGCGCTACCTCTGAGCCTTCTTCGTGCCTGGCAACCGTCCGTAGCGCCATACCGTTTTACTAATATTTCATTGGTATGTCTCACGTATTTGACTAAATTTTACATTTTCTCAAGATGTCAATTTCCGTATGACACTATAGCGACCTTTGGCTTTCCTAGTCACACCAATTTTAAGCTCGTATATAATGCTGCCATCATCGAACGCATCGCCCCGCGCCACAATTTGCCTAAAAATATCCTCTCGGAAGTCCACTCTCTCTCTGGCAGGATTAAAATGATTAAGATTATTCAGCTCTTCTATCAGCCATTTCAGAATACCCTTTTTCACCAAGGCTTCATGCTTTTTTTCATTGAGCTGTTCCATTTCATTCTGCAAGACTTCAATTTCTCGGGATAAATCTATGCTCAAATCGTCATACACATCTCTAGCTGCACTTTTCCGGGATGAAGTCGAGACTTGGCAGAGACGTTCTTTTAAAGATTCAATCTCTGTTTCCAAATAGTCCATCCTTTCTTTTTCCCAGACATCCAAGTCCTCCTGAGCAATGGCCAATTCTGTCTCTTTGATCAATTCCTTCTGTCCTTGCTTCATTTCTAGAAGCATGGCCATGAAGCTATGTTCCATGACTTCTTCACGATAGCTTCGAGCATGACATTTTTTGCCCTTTCGTCGCCCGTCAGCCACTCTGCATTTCCAAACTGGGTATAAATACTTCTCATTATTTTTGGTAGACGTTAGAGTTCTACGTATGAATGGTTCGCCGCACGTGCCACAATATATGAAATTTGAAAATACCGTTCTGTTACTATGTTTCTGTGGTATCTCATTCTCATCGGCATTATTCATTTTAGAACGCCGGCTCACCTCCATCTGGACTGCGTCCCAGTCTGCTTTTGAAACAATTGCAGGATGATGATTAGCGATAAAATATTGAGGTTGGTGCCCATTGTTGGGTGTACGTTTATGTGTTAAAAAATCAAGGGTCACTCGTTTTTGCATCAGTATGTCACCACAGTATTTCTCGTTATGAAGAATGCGGTTCACGCTGTTCCCCACCCAGATCGTATTACCTTTTCCAGTTTTAGCTCCGTCGGCTGTCAGCCTTTTGGCGATTAAACCTGTTCCGTATCCCTCAAGGCACTCTCTATAAATACGTCGTACCGTGTGGGCCTGCTCTTCGTTAATGATTAAATTTCCATCTTCGTCGTTATCATAACCCAGGAAAAACGTTGTCGGACAATGGACCAGTCCCTGCTGATATCGTTTCTGTATCGCCCAACGAACATTTTCTGAAATACTTCTTGATTCATCCTGTGCCAAGCTGCTTAGTAAGGTGAGCAATAGTTCGCTCTTAGCGTCCAGGGTATCGATATTTTCTTTCTCGAAGTATATCCCTACAGGTGAAGGGAGTGCTTTGAGCATTCGTACATAGTTTAAACAATCCAGCGTGTTTCTGGCAAAGCGACTGATGCTTTTTGTTATAATGAGGTCGATCTTGGCGTCCTTGCAATCTTGCACCATACGAAGGAAATCAGTTCGTTTCTTGATTGATGTTCCTGAAATGCCCTCATCTGCATAAATGCCGCTGAACTCCCACAATTCATTTTGCTGGATAAAATCAGTGTAATGTGTGACTTGAAGTTCGTAGCTAGTTTGTTGCTCTTCTTGGGCTGTAGATACTCTGCAGTATGCACATACCCGTTTTAGTGGCATTTTTTTTGTGCTTGTGAGTCGCTGTGCTAACGAGGGAATAACCTGAACTATTGTCTGATGTCCAACTACCTTAACTTGGGATTGATAATTCGCTTTCATCTAATTTCCTCCATTCAATTTTAATAATCTCCTTGTGTTTTAGCTGTAGGCCTTCGAACAGGGTGTCTCTTGTCGAGTTTAATATATGAGGTACAATTGAAGCCGCATTTAAAGGTGTACTCTATCTTCCCCTCATCATAAACCACGCCCCGATCGACGAGTTCTCGGAAATATTCATCCCTAAACTCAGCGCTATCTTCAAGCGAGTTAAGTATTTTAATGAGGCTCTCGTTGTCTTCACTCAAAGACGATTCTAATTGGTTCTTCTTCATTTTAAGAAGCATCTCCATGAATGCTTCTTTCACCTTTAGATCTTGTTGTCTCTTCGCACTGCAGCGTTCGTATCCGCCTCTTCGACGGGATTTTATCGATGTTGCCCGGCATCTCCAAACCGATATTTTTTCTTCTTTGCCACCACTAGTCAAGATTGCAGAATCCCTAGTCACTGGCTGACCGCAATGACCGCAGAAGAGATGGTTGGAAATCACAGAAACATCGCTATAACCTTGCCGGATATTACGGTCTTTTGTAGAGGCTATTTCGTGTCGACGCCTCACCTCGGCTTGAACAGCCTTCCACTCGTCCCTGGGAATAATTGCAGGATGATGGTTTTCAATGAAATACTGAGGTAGTTCCCCTTTGTTTTTCTTTTGCTTATGCGTCAGAAAATCAACCGTGAAGTGTTTTTGCATGAGTACATCCCCGCAGTATTTCTCATTATTAAGCATATGAAGAATACTACTCTTGCCCCAATTCACCGATCCTCTTCCTGAGATAACTTCTTCCGACTTCAGTTCTGATGCAATTAACTTAGTACCCTTGCCTTCCCTGTACTCTCGGTAAACTCTGCGCACCGTCTCTGCCTCTTTCTCGTTAATAATCAACTTCCCGTTCTTGTCCTGAACATATCCAAGCAGAAAGGTTGTGGGGCATCGCGCCTTCCCTGCCTGAAATCGTTTCTGAATGCTCCACTTCATATTTTCCGATATATTACGCGCCTCGTCTTGCGCTAAAGACGAAAGGAGGGTCAATAGTAACTCGCTTTTGGAATCAAGCGTGTTAATGTTTTCCTTTTCAAAATAGATTCCCACCGGTGGCGTTAGGTGTTTAAGCTCCCGTACATAATTCAAGCAATCTAGCGTATTCCTTGTAAAACGGCTGATTGACTTGGTAATCACAAGGTTAATCTTACCTTCCTTACAGTCCTCGATCATCCGCAAAAATTCTGTCCGTTTTTTTGTGGATGTGCCACTCCTACCATAGTCAGCATATATGCCTGCAAACTCCCATCGTTCGTTGCACTGTATGATTTGTGTGTAATGCATTACCTGCAACTCATAACTTGAAACTTGGTCTTCTTCATCGGTGCTAACCCGGCAATAAGCGCATACCCGCATATTACTCAGAATCGGGGGTAGATTATTGGCTTCACGTTGACTTTGCACCGTAATCTGTCGGACTTTCATTTTGGTTTCTTCCAGTCCATAGCTCATGATTGTTCACCTCTTCGCGTAACATTCTTCAATCAACCACTTCGACGGTTGTTTCAGTATTGTCAAACCATTTTATGGCAAATGAAAAGGGTGATAGTACTGTAATACCTATCACCCATGCCCTCATATACTCAATATTTAGCTGTTCTAAAAATACCGCCATTCGGGTTTCGCCACGTGGCAACTGATCAAGCCAGTCCAGGGTTTTTATCCGATATCCCCGATCCTTCTCAAGCAGGATCCAAAATTGTTCCTGTTGTTCAATCTTTCCTTCTATTATAATACGTTTTGCACGAACAACTTCACGTTCTTCATTTTCAGCACGAAGTTCTTTTCTGAGAGCTTCCGTTAATTCTCTTTTTAGGATAACACGACTGCACTCTATATTATCATTTTCTTGTAATCTCTGTATATCTAATTTTAGCTTATGAACAACAGATTTGTCGCTAAGGACATATCTCACTTCAAAGGCCTTTATCATAATTCGTTCAAGTTGAGGTTCAAGAATTCGTTCCGTGTTACAAAGTTGACTTTTTTTAAGACTACGGGAACATCTCCAGCTTGCTTTATTTGAGTAGTAACGGTAATAGGTTGCGCCGCATTTCCCACAAATCACTCTGCCCGATAAAGGATAGATAGTGCGTTTTCTTTTTTTACCCCTTTTATTTTTGGCCACTAAGTTCTGTACTGCTTCGTACATCTCGCGGCTGATAATTTTCAAATGATGATTTTCTATGAGATATTGCTGTCTCTCCCCGCTGTTTCGTTTGCAATCATGGGTTAGATAATCGACAGTATACGTTTTCTGACATAAAACATCACCAGTATATCGTTCATTGATTAGGATGCCCTTTACAGAATCCAGTGTCCATTCACTTCTTCCTCTTACCGTCTTGTAGCCTTTTCGCATCATTATCCGGGCAATTTCTATATAGCCTATACCCTTTAAAGCCAAGTCATATATCTCACGCACAATGGTTGCCTCTTCCTCATTAATGGTGATTCGCTTCTTGCGCCCTTTCCCTTCAGTATTATATCCGAGGATCCTTTTGAAAACGGGTATCCCCTGCTCAAAGCGCTTTTTAAATGACCATATCATATTTTCTGAAATACTGCGGCTTTCCTCTTGTGCGATCGCCGCAATCGTCGACAGGACAAATTCGCTCTGCACCGAGAGCGTGTCGATACCTTCTTTTTCAAAGATGACGCTGATGTTTTGTTCTTTAAGAATGCGCACTGTGTCGAGCAAGTCCATCGTATTCCGTGCAAAGCGCGAAATGCTCTTGCAGAGTATTCTGTTGATTTTCCCTTCTTCACAGTGTCTCATCATGCGCTGAAATCCCATACGTTGGCTGCGTTGTGTCCCAGTAATTCCACGGTCGGCATAAATGCCCCCGAGGCTCCATCCCGGCGTGTTACAAATAAGCCGTGTATAGTAACGTTCTTGCAATTCAAAGGAATCGTTCTGTTCTTCGAGATCGGTGCTGACACGACAATAGGCGGCAACCCGTATGGTATTGAGTTGCTCGGGTTGTTCGTATATGGGTTTTTGTTCTGCAGGCAGTTTCCATCGTACCTCGACCCTGCCCTTATCTGTAATAAACTCCTTTTGCATTGTTCTCATCCCTTTCTTGCGGCCACAATCGCCATATCCTTTATTCGGTTAGTCAAAAAAATGTAGCTGTTGTTGCAGATCATCTCCGTAAGGTTGAAAGCCCATGTAGCGCCTTTCCCCTAGTCTTTTCGCATCTATAGCCCATGCCATTAATCACTCGAAACCCTATTAATAGCAAGCTATATAATGAATAAATACGAGAAAGTATAATGGTATGCATTTCAATTAGCCAAAGCACGAAGCCCTCCCACCGTTTTGCGGCAGGAGGGCTTCGTGTTTTGCTTCTATGCTTGGGGCGCTACTGGTATGGCGACCGTGGCAGACGGTGTTAACGCTGTCGTAATCGGAGCCACATTGACTGACAAACTTAACTTTCCCAACTCTTGTTGAATCAACTGCACTATCGTATCCATCGGCACATTGGGGGCAACCTTTTCCAGTTCGACTTTAACCATATTAACAATATCGTCTTCGGTATAACTTGTTCCCAATACGGTTTGAAGCGACGACTGTACTTCATTTTTAGCTTTCTTGTAGGCGCTTTCTAATAAAGTTTCCCATTGTGAGTCGGTAAAATTGATC